CTCGTCCCATTGCGTGTCGTTGTAGTTGTCATACCAGTCGCGGTCACGGTGAGACAGCTTGCGCGCCTCGTTGTGCGCGTCCTCGGCTTGGCGCACCCATTTCTTGTACGTCGCAATGTCCTTCCCGGCGAACTCCACGTTCGTGCCGTCGGTCTGGCCGCCGTACTTCTCTGTCTGAGGCTTGCCCGCAATCATACCCGCCACGAATCCCCGTCTGGCGCCTTGGCGCGGTAATCGCTAAACGCTTGCGGCTTCGGCGTGGCCAGCGGCACAATGGCCGGGTGTGCCATGTCCAGCGCAAGGCCCATCATCGAGCACACGTCCACAGCGTCGTCATGCTTACCGGCTGGGAAGGCTAACAACTGTTTCAACACGCGCTCTCCCCTCTCATCATCCAGCAGCGAAACCTCACCCATTGCTGCCCGGCTCTGGAACGCGCGGGCTCGGGTCGCCTTGTCATGAATGCTTGGCAGCCATTCCATCCGGCAGCGCGTCGATGTCTCTGTCATGCGGCGCTTCAGCATCGGCTCGATGGCTTTCTGGATCACACCAGCCTCGCCGAACGCACAGATCGGCTTCCACTTGCGGATCATGTGCAGCTTCTGTTCGATCCACTCGTCCGAGGCAGTCTGGCCGTGCCACCAGTCAAGCTGGAAGATGCGGCCAGTGCCATCTACGCCCCAGATGGCGTGTTCCGTGTAATCGCCGTCACCCTCAGTCACGGCATAGTCGCTCGTCATGTAGACGTGGCAGCGCTCAGGCGGGCTTTCGTGGCGCTTGAACCAGGCTTTCAGGAAGAACGTGCCGTCATCGGGCGTCGGGTTCTGCTGATACAGCGCTGACCAGTCGCGCGGGCCAATCGTCTGCTTGATCTCTTGCAGCACATTGACCGGAAACCGCTCAGGCCACAGCGCGCCGCCATCACTCATCAGGGCGGGCAGGATCAGCTTGTCCCACTTCTTGCCGCCCTTGGCTTCGGCTTCCAGCAAACGCCCGGCAAGGTCGTCAGCGTGCCAGCGAGTTTGCACCAGTATTTCAGCGCGCATTCCCTGCAAGCGCGTGTAGGCCGTCGATGTGTACCAGTTCCAGACCGTTTCGCGCCGCGTCTCGCTCTCGGCTTCCTCGCGGTCCTTCAGCGGGTCGTCGATGATCAGGATGTCTGCGCCCCGGCCCGTGACTGCCGTACCCACACCAGCCGCGACATATGCCCCGTTCTTGCTTGTGTTCCAGCGGTCAGCCGCCTTGCTGTCCTGCGCCAGCTCGACGCCTTGGAACACGTTCTGAAACCTGCGCTCCTGAAAGATGTTGCGGACCTGCCGCCCGAAGTCCTTGGCGAGGTCGCTGTTATAGCTCGCTTGGATCACCTGCCGGTCAGGGTTGCGGCCAAGGAACCATGCCGGGAACCGCTTCGTGGCCAGTTCTGACTTGCCGTGCCGGGGCGGCATGAAGATCATGAGCCGCTGAATTTCCCCGCGCTCAATCGCTTCCAGCTTTTCCGCTATCAGCCGGTGATGTTCAGCCGGGGCGTATTGCGGGAACGTGTACTGAGCGAAGTCAATTAAGCTGCGCCGGGCCTTTCGCCGCTTCAGCAGTTCCTCGGCTGCCATTGCTGGCGAGATGTGCTGCAAGGTCTTCGTCGCTGTATTCATCAACGGTCCGGTTCAGGTTTTCTCTCACCGACTTCTCAACGCGTTCGCCGGTCAGAATGCCAATCTCCTTCAGTGCGCTCACAGCAGGCCCGTAGGCGGCGTCTTTTTTGGCGGCGGTGTAGGTAGCGACGCACTCACGAATGAGCCACGCGAGATCAATCTGGGCTTCCTGCGCGGCGTTTGCGCGAAGCTCGGCAATGCGGGCTTGTATCCTATCATTCCCTATCAGGCGGGCGGCATTGTCTTGCAGGGACTTGCGCGAGCCCTTGTATCCAGCGGCTTCATAAGCGTCCGTCTGGCTCATGCCTTCAGCGATCTTCTGGCAGAACAGTTCGTGTTGCTGGTTGTCGAGCATCATGCCCTGACCCTCAAGCCATAATCGTCCTTCACCGGATACCCAGACACCTCCAGCAGGATCAGCAACTCCTTGGTGCGCCCGCCTGCTGTGGTGATACGGTGTTCTAGCCAGCCAGAGATGCTTCCAGACAGGCGGAACGTTGCCGTTGTGGTGGTGTTGCTGGCGTTGGATATGCTCAGGCCAGTGACGACGTTGGAGACGCTTGCAATGGTGTCTGAGCCCAACCAGCCGGACCAGTTGACGCTGTAGTCGAGCGTCTCGTTCTCGTCCTGTGTGGCAACAATGGCGTTCCCGCGAGGCTTGAGGCCGCGCAAGATTGTTTTCGCCTGTTGCAACACTTTGATGTAGCGGTCGGTCATTCACCCCTCCGGCCAAGCCTGGCTGGCGATTGCGATGAACAGGCCAAGCCCGAGGCAGAACAGGATGGCGGCTGCGAACAGCATCAGGCGTTACGCTTCGCGGCCTTGTAGCCGTAGAAAGCGGCGCCAGCGAAGATGACGAAGCCAACGAGGGCGACGAACTCCGACGGCAGGGCTTTCGTGACAGCGCCGTCAAGGGCGACGTTGTCCACCAGGAACGCAAGGGCGAGGCCAGCGAGGGCGTTGCCGATGGTAGGCAGGTCGATGTTCTTCATGGGTCAGCCCTTTCGTGGGGTTAGTCAGCTTCGGCATAAGCGCCGTTGGCACGGGGGGTGGAGAACTCATCGCTGGACGGATGATCTGCCCACGGGTCGAGATACTGCGACACGTCAGGCTTTTCCGGCTCGAACATATCCTCGTCAGCCTCGCCGCTGAAATACGTGACAAGCGCTTCCTTGGCGGCTTCAACGGCATCGTCCATGCTTTCAAGGGCAGCAACGGCGCCTTCACGCTTGGCAGCGAGGGCTTCCAGATCGGCGTCAATCTGGGCAAGGTCAGACGTGAGCGACTGATAGCGCTCGCCTTCACGGGCTTGCTGCGCCTCATACGCCTGCCGTACCAGTTCGGTGTAGCGGTCTGTCATGGGGTTCTCCTGTCAGCGCGGGAGAGAGCCGGGTTGCCCGGCGGAGGGACAAGGGGAGTCGTCTGGGTGGTCCGGGGCCCGGCTCACTGTCGCGCTGCGTTTAGGGAATGGCTTACGCACATGGGGGCGTCGCGGTTAGCCCGGCCCCCTTGGATCACGTTAGCGGCTCGGTCCTGTGACTGCCGACTGATCAACGCGAAGCCTGTACGTTTTGCAGGGGTTCGCATTGCACGTCAAGCGGCTACGCTTTCAATCATCGCAAGCGGTACACGGATCGTGTCGCGGCCAAGCAGCCTGATCTGCAACAGCAGGTTCTCGCCATCGACAGCCAGCACAGGGGCCTCCAGACGCTCGCAGGCCATCGTCAGCGTCACCCGGTCGCCAACCTTGACAGGCGGGGGCGCGGGGCGGTTCGCATAGCGCGGGATGTCGGTATCGTGAAAAATGCCCTGCGGAGGCCGTAGAAGCCATTGGGCCTCTTTGGGCGGTATGCCCTGCCAGCGGCCACAGAAGGCCACTGCTGCGCGAACGTGGCGCATCCTGGACACGGTCCACGGATCGGGGTCGTGGGCGAAGGTATATCCCGGCAAAGCCAATACGGGCTGGCCGGTCTTGCCCTTGGTGATCCGGGCTTTGCGGCGCCGATCGATCATCATCAGGCAGAAAGCGTCATAGCCCGCCTCACGAAGCTCGGCAGCGGCTTTGAGCGGATGGGCTGCGGTGAAGGCGTACAGCATTAGCGTTGTCCTTTCGTGCGAGGCCGGTTCAGGACGCGGCCTATGTCTTCAGCGGGTTGAATCTGGGCAAAGCGCACGGGCTTCCGTTCGCCGCAGCGCTCACAGGTCACGCGGTTGCAGTCGTCCACCTCGGTGAACTTGTGGACGCCCCACGAGCAGCGGATTGAGATCGGTCTCATTCCGCACCTGCCCAGACGACGACGCCGATGAGTTGGAGGAGGAGGATGAGGGTCATTGCTTGTCCACCAGCTTGATGTTGAAAACCTCGGACAGGGCTTCCGGCGTGGCCAGCTCCCAGCCCTCGTCGCAGTCCCAGCCGTCAGTTCGATGTGGCTGGTCTGTGTTGGTGCCGGGCCCGCCCGCCCCACGCCCGGCGATGGGTTGGCTACCGTCAAGCGCTGGCTCAACCAAACCAGCGTTGCGGGATACGGGGCTTTTCTGTTTCGTGTCAGTCATGGGCGGCTCGCTAGGCCGCAGTGGCCTTCAGTGGGCGCTTCGCCAGTTGGTGTTTCGCCATACCGGCCGCTATAAGTTGGCTGATGCCAGCGCCAAGCCATGCAGGCGGAGCCGATGCACTTCCAATCGCGGTGTTCCCCCTGCGGACACCATTTCGTCTTCGCTTCATCCTCGGTCATGTCTTTGCCTCTTCGAAGTGTCGCTGCGCTTCCGGTGGCAGCGCGCTAACCAAGCTTGCGGAAAGGCCAATTTTAAGCGCGACAACAACGGCAACCAGTTCTGGAAGCGTAATGTCCGGCTTTGGCGTAAACATCAGCATCGGGCCTGATTTGAGCATCTGGTGGTATGGTTCGGTCATGTCTTCCTCGCGTGTGTTGTGGGTTGTGTGGCCAGTTGCAGCCTGACCTCGCTAACGGGCATCCGCAGCATGGAAGCGATCTGGACGGGCACGTAGCCTTCAGCAGCGAGCCGGGCGACACGCGGGTCAGGCGGGGGAAGCTGGCGCGGCAGGAACGTCCTGGCGTGGCGCTCGGCGCGGGCTTCGGCGGCTGTCTGAAGCGGGCGGGTGCGGGTCATGCTGCTCTCCGCTGTTCCGGCAGGACGCCAGAGCGCAGGAACTCGGCAAGCGCAGGGCGGTCGGGGATGGTGTACACAGCAACGCCGCCGGCAATCGACGCATTGCGAGGGGGCACAATGTGCGCCGGCAGGCGTGGCCTGATCCGGCAGATTTGCGCCTTGATCACGTTGGTTGTGACGCTGCCATAGTCCGACGAGAGCGCGGCGGAAATCTGCTCGAAAGACAAATCCCGGCGCACCAGCAGCCGCATGATCCGCGTCATCTGAAGCGACAGGGGGAAGACCGCCACGTCCCACTGGTTGCCGCGCAGGGCGCTCTCAGCCGCCTCGGCGCGGGCGCGCAGGGTTTCGAGTTCTTCCTCGAGCGCCTCGATCCGGGCGACGTAGGGATTGCGTTCGGTGTAGGCCATCACGCCGCCCTCGCATTCGAGGGATGCGACCAGGCAGGGCCAGCCAAACTGATCGGCGCCGGCACGTAGTCCCGGACGGTGGCCGTGCGGGCCGCCTTGACGCGGCGCGGCGCGCACAGGGCGAGCCCGTTGGCTTTTTCGGGAGCCCGCAGGGTCAGGCCAAGCCGGTGAGCCATTCCGCCGACCGCGCTCTTTCCGCGCCCCGGCAGCTTGGCCGCAATCTCGCGGCAGGTAAGCCCTACTCGCCATCCGGCGCGCAGGGTTTCAATCTCGGCCTCGGTCCAGAGGCGGGGGTGGGTAGGTCTGGTCATTGTGGGCTCCGTGGTTAGGAGCCCGTGCTGGGGGTCCGCTCCGGTCGATGCCTTTGCGTGACTGGGGTGAGTAAAACTTGGTTTGCGAATCGCGTCAAGCGGGGTCGCGTGGAGATGTGGGGGAAATGGCGAGGGGGTCCGGGTAGCCCCCAGGAGGCACCGAGGTCGGGTTGCACGACCCGAAGGGGCCCCCTTTAGGGGGTGCAACCCGTGCAACCCGTGCAACCTTGTTTCTAATAGAGTTTTTGAGAGGTTGCACAGAGACCCTGCCGTGCAACCCGTGCAACCCCCTGCCCGCTCGTCAAAAACTTCAATGCTTTCATAGTTGCACGGGTTGCACAGCGCGTTTCCGTGCAATCCCGTGCAACCCGTGCAACCCCTCATATCAATCTTCATTGATGTCCCCTTTCAACACGCGCAATTCGCGGAAAAAGCGGCCGGCTTTCGGGGTCGTCTGGATTTGAATTTTTGCGCCTTTGAACCAGTGATCGGTGACGCCTTCGGTCACATCATCGGTCAGGCTGGCGAGGTATCCTTGAAGCGCATTAAGCCCCATCGAGACCCCGCCGCGATGCTTCAGAACCTCTGCCGTCTCGCGCAGCGGACGCCAGTGATCGGTCAGGCATTCGGCCAGGGCCCCAAGGATTTCGCCTTTCAGGCTGTCCGCCCGCTCCTTGTCGCGGGCCTCAATTTCAGCCTGTGCTTGAGAAGGCGTTGGGGGTTTCGGCGGGTCCGAATAATCGACCCAGCAGGTCGTATCCTGCTCCCCGGACGGCTTCAGCCCGAGGAACGTGGTCTTCAGATGATACTCAGCCAGCACGAACCCATCGGGCCCGTCCTTGCACTTCT